GATGGTAATTTTAAGTGGGGTAAATAGGTATATGGTGGAGACGGTTAAAGGTGTTATAATTAAAGGTGAAAAAAATAATGATATACTGGAAGTTATAAAGATGCATGGCTTTTATAAATGTTTTGAGATAGTGGAGGACTTTATGAGGTCTTTGCCAAAATATCATTTAAAACCTGACATGCTGGGTTTAACAAGTAAAGTTTATAATGAAGATTCAGTTAATGAGTTGGTTAGCTTTATAGATAAGTTTAATGGTGATCAGATGTACTATAATATGGAAGTAGAGTGAAAAAAAAATAAACCCACCACGTTTTCATGTGGTGGGTTTGTGTTTTAATACAGGTGTTGTATGTTTTTTAGGCTTTGTGGGACGACGATTACTTGAATAGTCGTCCCACAAGTAGTAAAAAAAATATAAAGGTGGTCAATACATGGTTTTTTTTTGATGGGGTGAGAGTATGGGTAGAAGGAATTATCACAGCTTTTTTAACCAGTTGATGTATAGAATATTGCGATATGAAGGCCATATATATTTTATTACGCTTACTTTTAAAGATGACTGTAATTTAAATAGGTTTACGATAAATAACTTTATTCATAAGTTGGAATATAGAGGGGTAAGTGTTGAGGGTTACTTCTGGGTTAAAGAGCTACAGAAGCGGGGTGTGGTGCATTATCACATGATTTTATTAACGCCAGGTAAGATTGTAGATTTTTACTCAAAAGTAAACGAAAGTTGGGGGCTGGGTTTCGTTTTTGTCAGGGGGGTTGAAAAAACTAAGATCAGAAATGCAGTGTTGTATGTTATGAAATACATAAAGAAAGACATTAATAAGGTTGAAAATGAAAACAATAAGATGAGAAGGAGAATGGGTAGAGGTGGATTACTTCGATTCCGTGTTGTTTCATTTTATGAACGTGTAGCTGAATTATCTGAGTTTGAATTTGTGGGGTCGTTGGTGTATAAGGGCGTGAGGTTTAAAGTGTACAGGTTTAGTTGCCTAGTTATGGTTTTAAGTTTGTCGATGTGGGGTTCAGGGATTGATATTTTTGAAATTGATGTCGATAAGATTATTGCGAAGTTTAAATATAGGAAAAAATGGAACTACCTTGCTAGGATATTGGACGATGTTCAATATTCGTTTTTAAGTGGAGATGAGAGGATGGAAATAATAGGCTATCATATGTTTGATAGAGAAATTAATGCTTTATTGAAAAGTTGTTGACAAATTTTAATTATGTGGTATAATATATTGTGTGTATAGGGTTGAGGGTGGTATATAGTGTGTTTTCTAAATTTTTGCCGTGCTTCTTAATGTTTCCCCATTTTTTCGCAATTCTATATTTTCCCCATGTAGAACCTTCCTAATGTTTCCCCATTTTTCCCCGTGTTTAATTGCTTTGTTTAATTGCTTTTAAATTAGTTTTAGGAGGTGTTTTTATGGGTGGGATGATTAGATTTGTTGATGTTGGGACGGTTTTAAAGGCTCAGGAAGTTAAGAACGGTTATGTTTATGTTATTGAAGGCAAAAACGGAGTGTACAGGGTGTTTTCTAGAAGGTTTTACGATGTGGACAGTTTTGTGTACGTATATAGTTTTGGGGATGAGAGGTATTTTATTAGTGATAAGTAAAGGGGGAGTGTTAAATGTCTCTATTATATTTGGGGGTGATAATTTTATTACAGATTGCGGATATAGACACGATAGGTGGAGAAGCTATTCAACTACAAATATTTCTCGGAGTGGTTTTTGCTACGGTAGCTGGAATTTTGAAGATATGGCGAGCAGTGTCGAGGTGATGAATATGGGGTTAGCGGTTACTTTAGTTATTGTTTTGTTTCTATACATCATAGAAAGGGGGTGAAGGGAGCATGACAGGTACAGCTATAGACCTTAGCACGCTTTTCAACGCAGTGCAGGAAGCTATCACTGGAAACCTGCCTTCTATTCTTGGCGTCGCCGCGATTATAATTGGAGTAACAGTCGTGGTAAGACTATTTCGAAGACTTGCTAGGTGATTATGCTGATGAGTAGTGAGTGGGAGTATGGCTGTGCCATGCTCCCATTTATTTAGAAAAAAATATTGGAGGTGATAGAATGAGGTTTAGGTTTATTATATTAAGTTTGATTGTGGTTTCTATTTTGGGTTTTTCTATGAGCCAGTCTGAAGTGTCATTGTTGAAGTATCAGCTTCAGATGCCGAGTATTGTTGGGAGTGGTATTGGTTTTAGAATGATTGGTACTTTAGAAGAAGGTGGATTTGGTTTAGTTTGGAAGTTGGATAAGAAGGTTGTTTTGTTTACGGGTCAGGTTTTGGGTTTTAACTCGTTTTTTTCAAAATGGGTCGAGACGGGGGTGGCTGAGTGGTCAAAGTTGTATTTCGATGTGTTTTTGTTATTACGGTTTTAGTTTTTGTATTTGTAACAAAAGGATTTTCTTTTACATTAGTAGATGCTTATAATGTGTTGATTGGACATGGCTGGACTATTAAGGACGCGTTAGGGTTTTTAGGTGCATCTCTAGCCGGGACATTGCGTTTCAATCCTAGTGTGGCTCCAGCAGTTGCCGCTGGAGCTCTTAGTGCTTATATTGTTAGAAAGGGGGTGGAGCTGTATGAGTTATATAGGGAGTGGAGAAATTTGCGTTCTGGTGTTGCAATTTTAAATCCTGTGGAAATTTTCGAAGATTTGGGTTATAAACGCGTGCGTAATGGAGAAACTGGATGGAGCCAAATAGTCGTGTATGTGAGCCCAGCAGGTAGTGGTAAGTGGTCTTATGGGTTAATTTATAGAGAACATTATAATGAAAATGGAAAAATCTGTCAGTGTTGGTATAGAGCGCAACAGGGTGTTAGTTTGAGTGACATGATAATACGGGAGATGAATCAATGGTTAAAAGTTTATATGCGAGAGTGGAGGGATTTAGAGGGTAGGGCTTTGTTTGTTTCTTTACTGGAAACGGCTTATGATTGTTTGATTATGGGGAGTTCTTTTTCCTATTCTGCTAGTCGTGAGTTAGTACCTGCTCTTGAAACGGAGAATGTTGAGAAGCCAATACAAGTAGTAGGATATATTGTAGATGTTGACCCTGAAAGTATAAGTGAAGAAGATGTAAATTATTTGGACGACCCAGCTACGTTTTATGATTGGTTTATTAGTAATTATATGAGCGGTACTAATCAAGGAGTCTATGTTACTCCTTTAGATGAAGCGTACGACGAGATTCGTTCAGATTTACAGGTAATTATAGACAAGTTGAATGAGTTGTCGGTTGTTGGTGGTGGAGTTTCTGAAGAAGTTCTGAACGAGGTGAAGAGAGAGATTATTAATAGTGTAAATAGTAGTGTGAATAGTGTAAAAAATGAGATTACATCGCTTTCGAATAGTTTGCAAAATGATATTTTAGATGTTAAAACGTCTGTTGATGCTCTGACTAATGAGGTAAACGAATTAAATAGTAGTGTGAATAGTGTAAAAAATGAGATTACATCGCTTTCTAATAGTTTGCAAAATGATATTTTAGATGTTAAAACGTCTGTTGATGCTCTGACTAATGAGGTAAACGAATTAAATGAGAGTCAAGAAGGATTCTGGGATGGTTTAATGAGTTGGTTAGATGAGGGTTTATGGGGTAAATTAAAAGATTTTTGGAAAGAGTTTTTGACAGGGGAGTGGTTTAAGGATTGGGTTATTGGTTTAGCTAGGTGGTTGTTTGTTGTAGAAGAGGATCAGTTGAACGAATTGGTAAAAATTGAAGTCCCTGAATATAAAAAGAAGTTCGACGTTGAAGTTTCTTTCTCGTCATATAGTGCAAACATTCCTATTAAGTTATTCGGTACAACTGTTGACCTGTCCAGGTATATAGGTGAGTATGCGGCTATTTTAAAACAGTTTATGAATATTTTTGTCTCTGGACTTGCTGCAGTATTTGTAATTCGAGCTTTCCGTGTACATTTTAATATTGATTAATGGGGTGGTGATGTCGTGATTACTTATGCAATTCTGAGTGTTGTCATGTTTATTGTGAATTTTATACTTTCTGTAGTTTGGAAGATGGGTGAATTGGTGTTTTCGATTGTAGATGTGGTTTCAAATGGGGCGTTCTCGGCATCTATACCGATGCTTGACGCTTTTGTGGATGTTAATGTTTTGCAGGGTGCAATTGGTACTGTTCTTAGTGTATATTCTGTGTTTTGGTCTGCGTTTATCATAAATTGGATTATTAAAAGAGTGAGAGGGGGCTAAATATGGTTATTGCGTTTACTGGTAAACCAGGGAGTGGTAAGACATTGTCCGCTGTTCGGTATATATTCAAAGATAAGAGAAAAACGGTATTTACAAATGTTAAACTGGAGATACCAGGTAAAAATATAATTCAGATTGTACCGTCTAACCTTCAAGAATTGAAAAGATTGAGGGATGGTATCGTGTTTATTGATGAGGCAAATTTTGTTTTTTCGTCCCGTTTCTGGAGCCGTATTCCGAAAGATATTATTCAATTTTGGGCGATGCATAGGAAACGGGGAGTGGACCTCGTTATTACTTCGCATTCTTTGAAAAGAATTGATATTATTCTTCGTGAACTGGTGAGTTATGAAGTTCGTTGTAAAACATTCGGGGTATTCGTTATCAACAATTGGTATGATGTAGATTATTTTGAAAGAGTTAAGACATCGGTATTTTTCGGGCCTCGGTACTACAAATACTATGACACGTTGGAATTGGTTAATAGTACTGCATGGGTTTAGTAGAATTGGAAAAGGGGTATTGACAATATAAAATGTTAGTGTATAATATAAGGGTCTTATGTTGAATATATGGAGGAGGTCGTTATTATGATTAAAGGGCTTATTACTTTTAGTGGAGCGGGATATCGAGGGTCAACAAACATTCGGAGATTTTCGAAAGTGTTGTTTTCGGTTAAGAAGAAGAAGTTTATTCGACCTGGTAAGAGGTATGGTGATAGTGTGAGCGGTTATTATGATTATATTGTGTATGGTGGACGTTATTTGTTGTTTAATTATGAGTATTGGTCAAAGGCTGAGCCTGCAATTAATTTTGGTATTGAGATGGTAATTTTAAGTGGGGTAAATAGGTATATGGTGGAGACGGTTAAAGGTGTTATAATTAAAGGTGAAAAAAATAATGATATACTGGAAGTTATAAAGATGCATGGCTTTTATAAATGTTTTGAGATAGTGGAGGACTTTATGAGGTCTTTGCCAAAATATCATTTAAAACCTGACATGCTGGGTTTAACAAGTAAAGTTTATAATGAAGATTCAGTTAATGAGTTGGTTAGCTTTATAGATAAGTTTAATGGTGATCAGATGTACTATAATATGGAAGTAGAGTGAAAAAAAAATAAACCCACCACGTTTTCATGTGGTGGGTTTGTGTTTTAATACAGGTGTTGTATGTTTTTTAGGATTTGTGGGACGACGATTACTTGAATAGTCGTCCCACAAGTAGTAAAAAAAATATAAAGGTGGTCAATACATGGTTTTTTTTTGATAGTAATGGCAATGAAATATGGAGTAAAACTGATGTTGGCTTTGGTCGTGGTATAGCAGTAGACAGTTTAGGTAATGTTTATTGTGCTCATNATGTTCCCACTGGTGGTAAAGCAATAAGAAAACTTGATAGNAATGGCAATGAAATATGGAGTAANACNGATGTTGNNTTTTGTAGTGACATAGCAGTAGACAGTTTAGGTAATGTTTATTGTGCTCATTATGTTAGTGGTAATAAAGCAATAAGAAAACTTGATAGTAATGGCAATGAAATATGGAGTAAAACTGATGTTGGCTTTGGTTGTGGTATAGCAGTAGATTCTGCGGGTAATGTTTATTGTGCTCATTTTGGCACTGGTGATAAAGCAATAAGAAAACTTGATAGTAATGGCAATGAAATATGGAGTAAAACTGATGTTGGCTTTGGATTTGGTATAGCAGTAGACAGTGCGGGTAATGTTTATTGTGCTCATGATGTTGGCACTGGTGGTAAAGCAATAAGAAAACTTGATGGTACTACTTATTATAAAATCATTTCATAAGGAGGCAAAAAGTAATGAAATTTTTAGGCGATTTAAAGAAGGTAGAAGAAAACAAATACAGGGTTGGTTTGATACATAACATGCCGTTTGACCCTGTGCAAGGGTTTGGTAAAAGTGCAGAGGAACTCGAGCAGATGGGCGTATTGGTGGATGATGTTCCCGAGCCGCAGATACCAGAAGGCAAGCAGATAGCGGGGTTGTTTGTTAATCCCATTACCAAAGAAGTATGGTACGAGTATGAAGATAAGCCACTTGACCCTGAAGAAAGGTTACAAATATTAGAGCAGATAAATGCCCAGTTGTTAGTTGAGTTGCTGGGACAGGAGGTGCTATAAATGGATTGGTTCGCTATTGCAAAGTATTATTATGGCAGGGGGATTTACACTAAAGAACAAGTGGCAGTGTTTGTAGAAAAAGGGAAGATAACAGCAGAGGAATATGAAGAGATAGTCGGGGAGCCATTCCCAGAATAGAGGTGCGTAAATGCCTGATGCAAGCATAGCTGAATATGGATTGGCAATTTTTGCTATAGCCATGCTTGGTTACGTGCTGGTGAAAGTACTGGTACAGCCAAAGAGTGAAAGGAATGAGGCAGTCCCGAAAGAGTTTGTGCAGGTTATTGAGAATAACACCGCAGTAATGCGAGAGTTGATGGATGTAATACGTGAGCTCCAAGTTGAGATGGCAAAGCAGCAAGTAAAGCTTGACGAGATATTGGATGCTGCAAGGCATGTAAGGAGGCGTCCAGATGACAGAAAATAAGTTTTCAAAGAAGGTGGTTCGTTGGATTATCATGCTTAATGCCTTGTTTGTGGTGGCGGTATTGTTTTTATATTGGCACACTGGGTCAGAGCCATCAACGCTCATCGCAAGCTGGTTCGCATTTACCACTGGTGAATTGTGGGCATTGGCAGGTATAAAGAAAGAAGAAACACGGCAGGGAGGTGATAGCGACGACGATAAATAAGTATAGCACGGTAAATAAGTGGGCAGGTAGAAAGTTTTACGGCAAAGAGTGGGTTCCCGATGTCATAGTCATTCATATTGCTGAAGGAACGTATAATGGAACAATAGCATGGATGCAAAATCCGAAATCCAGAGTGTCAAGCCATTTTATCGTTGGTCAAGATGGAAGAATAGCACAAATGGTGGATATAAGAGACACGGCTTGGTGTAACGGAACAAGCACGAACCCAGCGGATAGCACTTATTATGGCTATGCGACAGCGAGGCTGGTAAAAGAGCGGAAAACAAATGCGAATTACTTTACGATAAGTATTGAGAATGAAGGTTTTTATAGTAAGACACGAGGCGAGCTTACACCAGCGCAGTTGAATGCCGAAGTAGAGTTGATAAGGTATATCGTTGACGAAGTAAAGCGCATATGGGGGGTAACAATTCCTATTGATAGAGACCACATTATAGGTCACTATCAAGTTACACCAAGGAATAAACCACATTGTCCGGGAGAAAAATTTCAGTGGGACGAGTTACTTAAGCGTTTGAAAGGAGGCGAGAAAGTGTTTAATGACGTAGACGAGAAGCACTGGGCGTATAAGTACATAAAGGAATTGAAGGAACTTGGTATTGTGCAAGGTGATGGTAGCGGGAATTTCAATCCAGAGAAACCCGCAACGAAAGCCGAAGTTGCTACTATGATAGCCAAACTTTACGAAAAGATAAAAGGAGGGAAGTAGAATGCATGACTTATTTTTACAGTTACTTTACGACATTATCGCTATCCTTGTCCCGATACTTGTTGGATATGCGATAGCATGGTTGCAAAAAAGGATAGGAACAGAGAAGATGGAAGCATTAGTGCGAGAGCTTGCTACAAAACGTGAATTGGCACGGGTTGCAGTATTGTTTGTCCAGCAAGCGTACAAAGATTTGGGCGGAGCAGAGAAGTATGACAAGGCGGCAGAGTGGTTGTCCGATGCGGCAGGCAAAATAGGTATACAATTGTCCGAAGAAGAGATTAAGGGACTTATTGAAGCCGCATTGAAGGAGCTGAAGACGGAGCTAGGCGAAGCGTGGGATGAGTTAGCCAATTAGCTGCCTACTGTTTCATATAGGCGTTGCCCTCCGAGGTGCTCCCCTCCCTCCTACTCGGAGGGCATTTTACTTTAGGTATTGTTTTTGTGAAAAAAAACATGTATAATATAATTAAGTAACACAGAAGAGGAGGGATGGAACATGGTACAAGTTAGGTTAGATTTAGCCAAATTAAGGGCAGCAAGGGCTTACAAAGGGTACACGAAACGAGAAGTATCGGACATGCTTGGCTATGTAGCAGATGTCTATGGTGCTATTGAGAATGGGAAGTACCGCATGACACTTGACATGCTCAACAAGGTTTGTGCTGTACTGGGTATTGACCCACGGTGGATTTTGGTATTCGAAGAGGAGGGACAACAATGAAAACGTTAGCAGAGTTTGTGGATTTCGTGAACGATGAAGAAACAACGACGCTGACTGTTCACGTCATCAATTGCCCTGACATCGGAGCTTATGTAAGGATGTTAGATGAGCTGGGATTTACCTTTACTTACATTGACGGGGACTCATGCGAAGCGGAACTTGAAGGCGAATATTCAAAGGTGTTTGAAACAATGCGTCGGCTCGAGCGGGAAGGGTTTACGTGGTAACTATGGCTATCCGAATTAGCAGTGCAGGTGCATGTCCACGCCGGATACAATTAGAGGCATGGGAAGTAGAAGGGCTGCCGCCATGGGAAGGTTCAGAGCGTGCTTTTGCTGAAGGTAACATGCATGAGCAGTCCATATTGGAGTGGGCATGCGAGAACTTACCAAATGGGCCGTATGTGTTACATAGCCAGCAGAAGGAAGTTACTATTTTCTACCATGGTAAGGAGTTACTGGTTGGACACATTGATGGATTAGCTACCAATAATGAAGGTGTAACAGTACTGTTGGAAGCAAAGGCTTTGGCAAAGAGAGCATTCACAGAGATACGAGAAAAAGGATTGAGAGAAGCGCATCCGCAGTATTTTACGCAAGTGCAGTTGTACTTGTATGCGTTGGGGCTGGTCACAAGAAGGTACAGAGAAAAAGGGTATTTGATAGTACGGAATAAGGATACTCCAAAGACGAGGTTCTGGGATCACCATATTGAAGAAGTCGTTTACGATGCCGAGTTTGTAGAGGCCGAGCTAAAGCGGTTGGAGGAGTTGGCAATTAAGATTGAACAAGGCGTTGAGATTGAGCCACCGTATAATCCCGAGGATAATTGGCAGTGCAGACAGCCATGGTGTCCGTATACAGAAAAGTGCTTCCCAGAGTACTATAAAAACTCCAGACAGCCTAAAACAGCAAAAGTGGATATGGAATTATCAGCGTTGGTCGAACAGTACGTTGAGCTTGGCGAAGAGATATCCGAAATGCAAGAGATAAGAGAAGGCATAAAGGAGCAAATCATGGAGCGAGTAGGAAGCGACCTTGTGATAGCTGGCGAGTATGTGGTATATACCAAGGAGCGCATTACCGAGACAATAGACACCAAGAAAGTGCGGGAGGTAGTACCAGCTGAAATGTTGCAGGGTTTAATGAAGGTTTCAAGGTCGCAGGTATTGTATGTCAAGCCTGCGGCTGAAGAATAAAAGGAGGGAGAAACATGGATAGTATTGTGAAGTTCAAAGCAGAAAGTGGAGAAGAAGTAACCTTAAGCCCAGACGTTGTAAAACGTTATTTGGTGTCGGGCGACCCGAGTAAAGTCTCAGACCAAGAAGTCATGATGTTCCTAAAACTCTGTCAATATCAGCGTTTGAACCCATTCTTAAATGAAGCGTACCTCGTGAAGTTCGGCAACGAGCCAGCACAAATAATTGTCGGTAAAGACGTGTTTATGCGGCGGTTGTCAAACAGTCCATTAGTGGAAGGATATCAGGCGGGCATAATTGTTAGACGCAAAGGGTCAAGCGAAGTAGAATACCGCAATGGCACGTTTTACATCCCGGGCGAAGAACAGCTATTGGGAGGATGGAGCAAAATATGGCGCAAAGGGTGGAAAGAGCCTGTAGAACATACTGTGAGCTTGCATGAATACATAAAACTAAATGCGAACAAACAACCACAGGCAGGATGGAAGAAAGCGGCAACACAAATTAGAAAGGTTGCACTTGTGCAAAATGCACGTGAGGTTGTGCCTGATTTGAGACAGCTATACGTTTCTGAAGAAATGCAAGTAGACGAAGACAAGCTACAACACGTGGAAGTAGAGTACACAATTAGTGAACCACAAGAAGAACAAGTCGGCGACCAGCTCACAGAAGAAGCACCACAAGAACCAGCAGAAATGGAAGCTCCTGCACTAACAATTACAGAAAAGCAGTCAAAACGTTTGTTTGCTATAGCCCATGGGAACAAGGAGGTAATCCATAACGTAATTAGCAAGTACGGATACGCACACTCTACCGAAATAAGACGAGACGACTATGAGGCCATTTGTAAAGAGGTGGAAGACATTATAAATGGACAACAAACTCCAACAAACGTAGAAGAACAGGAGGATGAATTGGAACAAGACATAGAAGAGGACCTACCATTTTAGACAAGTGTTCCAAGTGAGATAGCAACCCGACCCCGGGAGAAAGTAGCATTTTTCTACCTTCTCCCGGTTTTTTGTATTCCAAAAACACTTCCATTTACTTAATATTTGCTTAATATAAAAGGTATTTAAAAAGTATTTTTTATCTTATAATATAACTAACAAACAAAAGGAGGGATAGAAGATGAGAAGAACAGAAGCAACAAACCAAAACGTAACACAAAAAGAAGGAGGGAGAACAATGAGACAGGAGAGAAAGGAAGTAAGAGAGTCTGTGCAAGAGAGGTTTAACACCAGCAGTGTGAGGTTACTCGGAAGGTTAATCGCCGCAGCAATAGCCAAGACAGAACTGAAGGTAGCCAGAAAGGTGTACGGTAATGAGTATGAGGAGTTAGCTGTGCAGGTAATCGAAGAGATGCTGGAGAAGGTCAGCGAAGCCGCTTACGAGCAGTTAGCCGAAATAAGCAAGGATTACGATAAGGCAATCGAGAACTTCTTGGTTGAAAAGTACCTTGAAAATGGTAACCCAAGCCAGTATGCAGTAAAGATGTGGGAAAAGGAAACAGCCATAACAAGCGCAATGTACGATGCCTATAGGAAAGCAAACGATGAGTTCTGGAATACCTTTAATGTAAAGAGATGGTCATATAATCACGGTAGGAATTACGAGGAAAGGTTAGCCCTTGAAGGCATGCTGTTTGCAGTGTTTGATAGCTTAAACAAAGAATTGTTGAACGCCATAGGTGATATGGAAGATCAGTTAGCGCAAGCCCGCAGAGATGTGGGCTTTTACGTGAAGGAGGAGGCAGGGCAGTAGCCCTGCCTTTCCCTTTATGGTAAAGGTATTGACACCTATGCAAAAATATGATAATATGCTATATAGAAGGAACAAACAGGAGGGATGCAAGATGAAGAAGGTCGAAAGGACAGAAAGAGGAATAAAGGTGAGGTTAGCGCATTATACTGATAATGGCGGGGATTGGGTCGCTGAGATAGTGGATTTTCACCCTACATTCAAGTTCAACCGTCAATTCCTAAATGCCGAGAAAGATTGGAGTTCATCAGGTCGGACAGGCTGGAGTTACTTTGAGCTGGTAGAAGGGCGCGTATACGAGGTAAATGAGCCGTACCGTGGTCGCTGGTTTGTGCAGGTGGTAAATGGTGAGATAGTGGATCTGACAAAGGAAGATGTAGAAGAATACCTATACCAGAAAAACGAAAATCCAGAAGAAGAATACAAGCCCATAGTAGTTGATACTGCAGACGAAGTGTATGAAGCTGATACCGATGGGACGATGCAGAAGCTTGAGCCAGAGAAGAAAGTCATTGACAAAGCGCATTACAAGGTTGCTTCCAGAGGCACATATATAATTGTAACGCCAATATGGGATGGTGGCTGGAAGATATACCTTTATGTAGGTGGAGCGGCGAGATTTCAACCGAAAAGTGTCAGAGTAGAAGAGAAGCCAATTATAGCAGGCAAGCATTTATCAGATGTGCTTGCCGATTATCCCGAGTTGAGAGGACAATAAAGTGTCAGTTTTAGTTAACACCTATTTAATACCAGAGTGGTTGACATTATATCGCATATGGTAATATAGTATATAGAAGAAGAAAGAAGGAGGGAGTAAAGATGAGGACAGGAAGAGAGAACTTGAAGGAGTTAGTAGCTATCGAGATGGGTAAGGGTATCAGCCGTGGATTTGCGAGGGCTGAAGGGTGGTTAACATCCAGTATTGACCACTATGCTGAAGGTTCGTTTGTAGGGTTCATCCTTGGTATGCACTTAATTGATGTGTTAAGCGAGACAGCTTTCAAAGCCCTTGAAGGTGCGCTGGACGATTTGGTAGACGAGCTTGAGATGTTCTGTTTAGAGCGCGAGAAAGAAAATGGCAAGGAATATGTGTACTACCATGAAGCTATGAGAATTGCAAGAGATCTAGCAGGAGCGGTGAGAGAAGAGTTCATGAGCCAGCGTCAAAAGTTGAACGAGATTGAGGACTTGATATATTACGATTGGACATTCGCTAACATGGGTCTAGAAACAACGGGAAAAGCCATAAGGCACTTTGTATGCCGAGAGTTGGACACAATACTTTACATGAAGGTTTATACCGAGTTCACTGATGCGGTGGATAGAGTAATCAGAAGGCTGGAGGGTGGGCATTAGCCCTGCTTCCTCTAATGGGAGGCATAAAGAAATGACAATTATCAAAAGGACAGACAGAGGTATAAAGGTAAAGTTAGCTCATTACACCAGTAGCGGTAGGGATTGGGTGGCTGAAATAACCGATATAGATGAAAAATATGGTTTCAAGCGGGAATTCTTAAATGCTGAAAAAGATTGGAGCTCATCAGGGAAAACTGGTTGGAGCTACTACGAACTCGAGAACGGCAAAGTGTACGAGGTTAATGAGCCATACAAAGGCCGATGGTTCTTCCAAGTTACTAATGGCGAATGTGTCGAGATTAGCAAGGAAGATGTTTTAGAGTACATAGAGCAAAAACGCAGTGGACTACTAACTGGTAGGCCTGAAGAGAAACAGCCGATATTGATTGATAGAGATGAAGAGGTATATGAAGAAAATGAAGATGGCATACTAGTGTGCATTCAACCATCGAAGGTGGAAAACGATAAAGCAGAGTATTTGATATCTCCAAAAAGAACGTACGTTACTTTATCGCAGGGAGAAAAAGGCATCTGGAAGCTTTGCCTTTACCTTGGAGGAGCTGCACGATTTACGCCAAAATGTGTAAACCTCGAAACCAAACCTTTGCTTCAGTACCAAAAAGTAAAGGATGTTGTAAACGTTTACGAAGCCATAAGCAAATAAAGGAAGGGGGCGGATAACCCGCCCCCTTGGGAGGTGATTGTATATCCCAACAGAAGGAGGGAGCACGGTGGCAGTGAACACTAGACAAAGGAGGTGACACTGTTTCGCTCCCTAAAGTTATTATACCACATTCATGTGCTATAATACAATTAGCAAAAAGACAAAGGAGGAATAAAATGCTGGTAAACATCAACGAAATCATTATCGGCGATAACAGGCGCAGTGTAAATCCAGAGCGAGTAAAAGAATTAGCCGCAAGTATTCAAGAGATTGGCCTACTTAATCCTGTAACTATAACTGAAGACAAACGCCTTGTTGCAGGTTTGCACCGTATTGAAGCCTATAAATTACTCGGCAAAACAGAAATAGAAGCTACTGTTGTTTCCTTAGATGAGTTAGATGCCGAGCTTGCACAGATTGATGAAAACCTTATCCGTAATGAGCTAACTGTTTTGGAACGAGCAGAACAGCTCAAGCGCAGGAAAGAGATATACGAGGCGAAGTATCCTGAAAGCAAAAGTTACGTGATAGGAGGAAAGATAAGACAGAATTCAGCGAACGAAATTATTTCGTTCGCTAGAGATACTGCTTCTAAAATTGGGGTATCACCTCGCACTGTACAGCATGAAGTTCAGATTGCTGAAGATTTAGCTGATGAGGTTAAAGAAGCTATCCGTAACACAGATTTGGCTGATAACAAAACGGAATTACTCAGGTTAGCAAGATTAGATGAAGAAGAGCAGAAAGAGGTAGTGCAGAAAATAATTAGGGGTGAAGCAGAAAAAGTTCTTGAAGCAAAGCGAAAAATAGAGATTGAGAAGATAGCTCAGAGAATACAGAACAACCAGATACAAAGGCCTGAAGGTTTGTTCGATGTAATTGTGGTTGATCCTCCATGGCCATACGGCACGGATTATGATCCAGACGGTAGAAGGGGAGCATGCCCTTACCCTGAAATGAGCCTTGAAGAAATAAGGAACATAAAGCTACCAGCTTCGGAAAACTGTGTGTTGTTTCTTTGGACTACTCATAAGTTTATGAGATACAGTTTTGATATCTTAGATATCTGGGGCTTCAGAGAAGTGGCAATTATAACATGGGTAAAGGATAGAATGGGCCTTGGTACTTGGCTGCGCTCACGCAGTGAATTTTGTATCATGGCCGTAAAAGGAAGCCCCAAAGTTAATTTAACAAATCAAACAACAATAATTGAAGGAAAAGTTCGTGAGCACTCACGGAAGCCAGATGAATTTTATCAGATGGTCGATAGCCTGTGCATAGGCAGAAAGCTTGATTATTTCGCCAGAGAAAAACGCAATGGTTGGGAAATATTCGGAGAGGAGGTTTTTTAAGTGGGCTGGCAGGATAAGATGACCGTGAAGAAGGGCAATATCGGAGAGGCTATAATACACAGCTACTTAGAAAGTTTGGGCTATATTGTTTACAAGCCTATTACTGATGGCGGGCATCCATTTGATAGGTTAGCTGTTAAAGATAGAGAAAAGATTATAATTGCTGAAGTTAAAACCAAGGCTCATCGCAATCTTTATCCAGATACTGGAATAAACGTGAAACATTACAACGAATACAAAGCAGTGAGCGAAAAATACGGAATAAGAGTATTCCTGTTTTTTGTAGATGAAATGAATGGCAAGGTGTATGGCAATTTCTTAGACGAATTAGAAAAGCCAAGAATTGTGGTCCATAATCACAAGGAGCTGCATTATCCACTTAGGCAGAAAGGCATTATTTACTTCCCGTTAGGGAGTATGATAGTAGTAGGGCATTTAACCGAGCAGCAGATAAAGATTCTAAGAGAGTACTCAACAAGAAACTATGAGTATTGGGAACAGTAACAATGGAGGTGAATGGTAGTGAACATTACAGAGGCAATCGATAATGTAGGTAGGCCAGTAGCCTACTACTCCAATATAGCCCGCTGGCTTGGAAGTGTCGGAGATGCGATATTTTTATGCCAGCTGCTTTACTGGTATGGCAAAGGCAAAGACCCAGATGGTTGGATTTACAAGACTCAAAAGGAGTTTGAGGAAGAAACAGCTTTGAGTAGGTACGAGCAAGAACATGCGAGAAGGAAACTCAAGAGCCTTGGCATTTTGGAAGAAGAACGAAGAGGCGTTCCAGCAAAGTTGTACTATAGGCTGAATGTTGATAAGATGAACGAATTATACGCTGAGTGGTACCAAACGCAGATAAATACTGAAGCAAACCAGAATGCTGTAAACCAACAATCAAGATTGTTGAAAAGTAGCAATCTAGATTGTGGAAAACCAACAAACTTGATTGCTGAAAACTCGCAATCTATTACAGAGAATACTACAGAGAATACTACAGAGATTACTACAGATAATAAAGATATATATACTTTCCAAAACGAAATTGAAAACAACGAAAACGAAGACATACTAGAGATACTAAACAGGCCACCTATTAAACGTAAGGAAGATAAGGTATCAGGCCCGAAGCTGGATGCCGTACAGAGGAATAGGTTTGAAGAGTTCTGGAAGCTATATCCGAGAAAGCGAAATAAGTTCGATGCAATGCAGGTTTGGAGTTCTCTTAATCCTGATGATGAGCTCTTTGAGGCAATAATGGCTGGCCTGAAAAGGGCTGTTAACTCCAAGGAGTGGAAGGAGCAAGAAGGTAGATTCATTCCTTATCCAGCAACATGGCTTCGTAAAAGTAGATGGCTTGATGAGTACACAGAAGATGAAATACACTTTGATAGGTTCGAGTACATGATGAACATGCGTAAGGGTATTGACAAAGTGAACATATAGTGTATAATAAAATCATGATCAGACAGAAGGAGGGGACAGCAATGAAGGTGGAGTTAAAAACAACGGCATGTGTGGTGAGCATGGATCAGCAGTTAGCTTATGTAGGCATTGGCAGAGAAGACATTCCCAAAATTGAAGGCCATTACATTTCAAGATCTGGTGAGCTACTTCTTTATGACATGAACTTCCCAGTACGGATTATCAGGCTTATAGTGGATCCACAATGGCGTGGTGATGATCTAACTTGGAATGTTATTTGCCTTTGCAAAAACGACAGCCCAGAACTGTACATGCTTCATGGAACGAAGCCGATCTTATCTGTAGAGGCCTGTGATGAGATTGGCGAAACAGAGCAAGATAATTATATTCAGGTGAGGTGGTTGGCATGAAAATGGTAGATTTGGAGGGAAGGCTACTTGAGGCAAAGAGTGATATGAGCGAGTTTACGGTGTTGTTTGATCGCGACATAAAGTATGTTAGGCGTGAACGGTTAATACCAGATGCATATACTTGTTATGATAATGAGTGGATATTGCTGAAGATTAAGGATGTAGCAATAGTTGTGGATTGGAATAACGATCAGCCCAAGGCGGGATTAAAGGTAACATTCACATCCAAGCAAATGCAAAGCAAGGTTACGATGGATAGAAAACACGGGCTTGAATTAAGGCCAGAAATAAGGTTCTTACTTGATGATACTGGATTTCATGAGAATGTTGTTGAGGTGCTAGCATGAACGAGGAAGATTTAGAGGAAAAAGTAGAGATGAGCCAGAAGCGTTGGGAACGTATGGCTGAAATGCTTAAGAATGCGCCAGTTGTAAAGTATAGAATACTGGATCCTACGATGTGTGTTTGGAATCATCAGCAATGTGATTTGTGTGGAAGGGAGGGGATAATAGAAGAGCCAGATTGGTATCCAGAATTAAAGCGCATGCAGTATGATGTACGAGAATGTTATGCCCTAATCCGTGGTAAAAGATTATTGCGGGAAAGCGGGTTACAAGGAGAGGAGGTGAGACATTCATTTGAAAACGCAGTAGTAGATGATTTCAATAGGGAGGTGATAGCAAGACTGAAAGAATGGGAGCCAATCGGGGGGAGAGGGCTTATCCTCTCCTCCCATCGTACTAAAATAAACCCACTTGGCAATGGCACTGGTAAATCGTACATGCTCCATGCCTTGACGATAAAATTATGTTTGGAAGGGTATGTATGCAAGTACGGGAGGACAGTTGACTTCCTTGCAGAGTTGCGCAGAGCATATGACAGCGATGATGGTTCTGAATATGACATTACGCAGAAGTACATTGACTGCGATGTGTTACTCTGGGATGACATGGGCAAAGAGAATATCCGTTCAGATTGGGCACCTGAGAGGTTCTACTACGTAATCGATAGGCGCATTACTTTAAGACGGCCGATGGTGATAAGCACAAACTTAACTGTAGATGAAATTGAAGAGCATTTTGGCAAAGACAATTTCGGGCCAGCCATTGTCAGCAGGTTACTGGGTTCGTGTGATATACTTTACTTGGACGGGTACGACAGAAGGTTAACATTAGATGTATAAAGGGGGCTGTTATTTATGTTTGTTGATACAGGTTCAGGTGTGTTTTTGAACACTGATTATATTGGTAGCATGATGCTCATAAGCAATTTCACGGAGGAAGGCAAAGAACAGTGGTTCATTAAAGCATTTGGGTATTTTCAGCTTCCTGATAGGTACTTACAGCCAGATGGCAGTGTTGTTATTGGGCCTTTTACCAGCCAAGAGGAAGCATTGAAGTTTATAGGATTTGCTGATTCCGAAATTGTCTTCGAGGCCGAAGATGCTGAGGCACATTGATGAGATCAGGGCTGAAGGTTCTGTAATAGACTTAAAGCTAACCTCGGATGAGGATATAAAAGGCTCATTGTATTTGCTTTCAGATGTGCATTTTGACGCTATGGCTTGTGATAGGGATGCGCTAAAGCGTAGTTTAGATAGAGCACTCGAGGAAGATGCTTTAATTATCATCGGCGGCGACTGGTTTGATGCAATGCAAGGTAAATTTGATCCGAGGCGCAATTTGGATGAACTAAGGCCAGAGTATAGATGCGAGAAGTATTTTGACGTGGTGGTGGAAGATAGTGCAGAGTTTCTAAAACCTTATGCGAGAAACATTATTGCTGTAACGCAAGGCAATCATGAGCTTGCTGTCCGTAAAAACTCCAATACCGATTTGTGCGATAGGTTGGTATTTCATTTACGTTTGGCTGGCAGTCGTGCGGTAACAGGTAAGTGGAAGGGTTGGTTCAGGTTTCGCTTTTCAGTTAAAGGACATAATTCATCGTTGAAAATGTATTATGCACATTCAGCCGCAGGTGCAAATGCTCCAGTAACCCGAGGCGTGATAGCTACAAATAGGCAAGCAGTATATGAACCCGATGCCGATATTGTTTGGAATGGCCATACACACACAGCATACCTTGTACCGATTGTTCGAGATAGGTTGAGCAATAAAGGAAGAGTTTATCAAGACATCGGCTGGTATGTGCGGACACCGGGTTATAAACGTGATTGGCAGGAAGACGATTCGTATATAGCGCAGAAAGGGTATGGGCCGCAGCCAGTGGGATGTGCAAAGGTTGACATTTATGCTGGGTATAGAGGGTTCCCAAAAGTGCGCACAAATTTGGAGATTGAGGCATGAACAGTAAGCGCAAAGGCAAGCGTGGTGAACTGGAGCTTGCTAAGAAATTAAAAGAGTATGGCTTCAGTGCCAGACGTGGCCAGCAGTACTCTGGCATAGGCGGAGATGACGTAGTAGGCCTGGACGGGATACATATTGAATGTAAGCGAGCAGAAAGGCTAAACGTGTATAAGGCAATTGAACAAGCCATTAAAGATGCTTCAGCGGACGAGCTACCGGCTGTGTTTTGGCGAAAAAACCATGAGGACTGGCTTGTAACAATGACATTGAGTGACTGGATAGAGCTATACAAGGGCTGGCTGTGGAGCGAAAAAAATGTTTAATGGGGTCAATGGCGTCATAAAGGGGTCACAAAGGGGTCATATGCGCCACAAAGGGGCCAAGTTTAGGAGGGGAGCATAGATGGATGTAAAAATTAGTGACATTAAGGTGGTAGGACGAAAGCGTGAACTTAACGAAGAAAAAATTAGGGATCTCGCTAACTCATTTAAGTTGTTGGGCCAATTGCAGCCTATCGTTATCAATCAAGATTACACATTGCTTGCTGGCTTGCACAGGTTGGAAGCAGCAAAGTTATTAGGCTGGGAAACAATTAAAGCAGAAGTTGTCAGCGGTAGTCAATTAGAAGACGAACTAATTGAAATTGATGAAAACCTGATACGTAACGATTTAACCGTCCTTGAGCAAGCAGAACTATTACAAAGAAGAAATGAAATCTTAAAGGAACTCGGATTAAGAGCTAAAAGAGGAGATAACCAATTCACGAATAGAGGTGAAACGGTGTCACCTTTACAAACTACGGAAGACATTATAAAAGAGTTTTCCACAGGACCCGACACCGTGTCGGGTCCTGTGGAAAACTTATGTATGGGCTCTAAAGAGGCACCAGTGTCTCTAACTACAAAGGATATTGCTAAAGAAATTGGATTATCAGAACGTTCTATTCAACGTCACATTTTCATCGCTCAAAATCTTGTACCTGAAGTAAAGGATAAGATACGCAATACTCCTATTGCAGACAGTACGACACAATTACTTGAACTTGCGAGGTTAAAGCCAGAAGAGCAAATAGAAGTGGCAAAACACCTTGAAAATAAGAAAACTGTTGCTGAAGCTATTCAGGAACACAGACGTGAGAAGATAAAAAAACAGCTTGAAGAAATCAGCGCTAAGCCAGTGAATCCAGTCACAAAAAAATACGATGTTATCGTTATCGATCCACCTTGGGAAATGAAAAAGATAGAACGTGATGTTGCACCAAATCAGGTAGAATTTGATTACCCTACAATGACCGTAGATGAGATAAAAAATATAGAATTGCCAGCAAAGGACGACTGCCATATTTGGCTTTGGACCACACAAAAATATTTGCCTGACGCTTTTCAAATTTTTGAACACTGGGGAGTAAAATATATTTGTACTTTTGTGTGGCATAAACAAGGAGGCTTTCAACCATTTGGACTCCCGCAATATAACTGCGAATTTATTTTATATGGAAGGAAAGGAACACCAGAATTTTTCGACCTAAAGGATTTTAAGGTATGTTTTGAAGCTCCACGGGCTGGGCATAGTGTCAAACCTGATTACTTCTATGAAATGGTTAAGCGTGTTACGGCTGGTAGTAGGTTAGATATGTTCGGAAGACGTCGTATTGATGGATTTGACAGCTGGGGGAAAGAAGCGCAATGAACACATTTGCAGAAAATAAAAAGTGGGAAGAAAAGCATTTTGCGGAGGCCAAGCTAATATTAGAAAGCCAACTAAGTAAAATTGTTAAAATTAGTCTTGCTACACCAGAAGAGGATATGACAATGGCTACTGATGCGAAGATAGTATTAACTGGCAGCAGTATTGCTTTACGGGTAAGAAGGGATACAGGATTTAGGGATTTTACTATTAGAGCATATAATCGTGGCAATAAAACAGAAATAGAAAAACTGCGCGAAGGATACTGCGATTGGTATTTGTACATGTGGACTGTAGATAATACTGTCAAAGACTGGATACTAGTTGACATGAATAAAATGAGACAGTCTGGATTGTTAGAAGAACAAAGAAATGTGAAAATGAATCGCGATAATTCTACTGGTTTTATCGCCTATTCCATCCAAGAGTTAGAGGCATATGGGCTTATTGTGGCAAAGCACATAAATGGGGATAGTAGCACCAATGAGGTTTGGACAATAAATTCAAATTGTTTTGATGATTAGCGTTATAACATCAAAGGAAAAGGGGGACGTTTATATCCATGAGTGATTACAAGTTTATATCAGCCGATAGTATGGAAATTGTGAACAGAGAAAGGAAACAAGAGATAATGAAGAGACAGAGTGCACATGATTATGTTTATTGTCCAGAATGCGGCGCAAGAGTGGTTCACGAAAGTGGCTGCGTAACCTGCCCTAACTGTGGGTGGGGTATGTGTGGCTAAGTGTAAAATATGTCTTATATTTGGCTCCTAGTGCTAAATGTGATAGAATATTCACAGAATGTGGCAGAACATAAAATACGGCAAAAGTGGGTATGAAAATACAAGGAGTGCTTAGGTGTGAATTCTGAGGTTTATGCCGCAGTAAGAAATAGAGCAAATGGACGCTGTGAACTGTGTGGTAAGTTAACCAGCGATTTGGAGCTACATCATGTGGTGTCCGGTTACGGGAGACGCCAGCAGTACGAGAGCATTGACACATGCCTAATGCTATGCCATGAATGCCACGAGCAGGTACACAGAGATGCTAAGCTAAACAGAGCATTAAAGCTGTTAACTCAGGAGAGGTTACGGCGTGCTGGTAGAACTGAAGATGAGGTTAGACAGATAATGGGGGGCAGGTTATACTGATAGAAGCACCAATATAGGTATGAAGGGGGTGCAGATAGAAATTCAATGGGCGAACCATGGGAAAAGCTGAGTAATGAAACCACCAAAGCTTATGCCGCATTTTGTATATACCGAGATCTTGGTTCAGAACGCAGCATAGATAAGGTTCTCGCTGTTACTGGCAAGAGGAACAGAAGCTCTTTGATTAAGTGGTCGTCCAAGTATAACTGGGTGGAGCGTGTTCAAGCTTATGATCAGTATCTGGAAGAACTTAAACGCAAGGAACAAGAACAGGCCATAATAGAGATGTCTAGAAGGCATGCCGAGCTAGCAGTTAGGATGCAGGAACTGATCAAGGCACGGTTAGAAGAGATAAATGTAAATGCTCTGTCTCCCAGAGATTTGGCCACGTGGTTAGATATAGCAACAAAGTTAGAAAGATTGAGCCGAGGCGAACCTACAAGCATTGAAAAAGGCGAAACTGATGAGCCGATAATAATTGAGATAATCAAGCAAACCGAGGGAACCAATGCCTAAATTTACATACGAATTACATCCAGGCCAAGCAAGGGCTTTTGATAGCGAAGCGCAATATGTGGCAATGATAGCTGGCACTGGTGGAGGCAAAACGTGGTTTGGTTCAATCTGGCTGGCAAGAGAAATAAAGAAAGATGTAAAGGCCGATTACTTGGCTGTAGCTCCCACATATCCGATGCTGAAAGATATCCTTTTACCGAGGGCGTTGGAAATACTGAATGATTGGCATGGTGGAACGTATAAATCAATGGAAAAGGTTTACTACCTGAAAGGCGGAGGCAGAGTTCTGTTTCGTTCAGCGGACAGGCCTTTAAGTATGGAAGGTGTGCACGTGAATGCTGTTTGGTTAGACGAAGCAGGCCAGATGCGTAGCGAAGCATGGTATGTTGCACAGAGGCGTGTAGGCTTTCATAAAGGAAGAATTCTAATAACAACAACACCGTATTTTCTTAATTGGTTAAAGACGGATATCTACGATCGGTGGAAGGAAGGAGATCCAGCCATAGATGTTATTCAATTCGGCACAGCAGAAAATCCGTACTATCCACGAGAACAGATTGAAGTTGCACGCAGAACGATGCCAGATTGGATGTTCAGAATGTTTTACTTGGGAGAGTTTGTAAAACCTGAAGGCTTGGTATATCAGGATTTTGAGGCTGGAGTGCACGTAGTGAAACCGTTTGAGATACCGAGTGATTGGAAACGGATCATTGGCATGGATTTTGGCTACAACAATCCAATGGCTGCAGTGTGGCTGGCAGTTGATAATGATGGGAACGTTTATGCTTACCGAGAATACTATGAAAGGCAAAAGCTACCACGAGATGCGGCATTAGATCTGGTAAAATTATCACAAGGCGAACAAATAGATACTATCTTTGTTGATCCTTCAGCTCCAGTGCTAATTGAAGAACTGCGCAGGCAGGGTTTTAATGCTACACCCGCAAATAATGCTGTTAAAGAGGGCATAGTCGCAGTCGCAGGGTTATTAAGAGAAAAGCGATTATTCTTCTTCAGAGGTCTTAAGAATACCTTGGATGAAATAGAGAGCTACCGTTGGAAGAAGGTAAATGATAAAACGCAAGAAGAACCAGAAAAGGAGTATGATCATGCAATGGATGCCTTAAGGTATGCTATAATGGGTATAAGTAATACAGGGCCACGTGTGCGTGTGTTCTGAAGGGGGTGGTAAACATATTTGAAAACTTAAAAGCATTCTTTCAGGGGCAGACAAAACAAAGCTCTACCACGAGAGCGATTGTAGAAACCACGTTAAGGCAGCCAATTTGGACNCCAAAGGATTATGCTAATTTTGCAAAAGAAGGATACTGCAACAATGTGTACGTTTTTGCTTGTGTGAAAACTATTTCTTTAGCCATAGCGGGCATACCATGGATTGTTTATCAGAGGCAGAGAAATGGTGAAATAATTGAGTTACCTAATCATCCATTAAGGAATATATTAGAGAGGCCTAATCCATGGCAAGGTGGCAGCTCATTTTTTGAAGATGTAGCTGGTTACTTAATGCTTTCTGGAAATGCTTACATAGAGGCAGTAGGGCCTGAAAGAGGAGCACCAAGAGAATTATACGTGCTTCGGCCAGATAGGATGAGAGTGTTACCAGGTGATGGCACGCAGTTAGTTGGTGGCTATGAATACACGGTAAATGGCGAAACGGTAAAGTTCACTCCAGAGCAAATACTCCATTTGAAAACCTTTAATCCGTTAAATGATTGGTATGGCATGAGCCCAATTGAAGCAGCGGCTCGGTCTATTGATCAGAACAATGAAAGCAGAGCGTGGAATGTAGCCTTACTTCAGAANATGGCACGGCCACCAGGNGCATTGGTAACNGAACAAACATTAACTGAAATGCAGTTTGAACGGTTAAAGGAAGATATTGAACGCTATTACACTGGAGCAAGGAATGCAGGCAGGCCGCTTT